AAGAACAACAAATCAACATAACAATCCCTAAAGAAAAGCTCGAACAATGGAATGTATTCTTTGCACTTCCTTGTTATGACTCACATGTAACAGAACCTTTTATGATGAGCTTTTTGCAAGCTTGTCTGTATTTTAAAGAAATAGGTTTAAAGTATTCAGTCTGCACAATATCTGACTCATTGATCAACCGCGCAAGAAACAATCTCGTTGCCAAGTTCATGGGCAGTCCAGACTTTACCCACATGGTATTTATAGATGTCGATCTTCAATTCGACAAAGAAGCTATATTAAAACTCTTGTGGCACGATAAAGATGTGATGACTGCATCGTATCCAATTAAAGAAATTAATTGGGACAAAGTAAAAGAAGGTGCACAAGCTGACTTGCCGGCCCAAGATCTCATGGAATACGCTAGTAGATACGTAGTGCATATGACAAAGCCGGGAGAGACTCAATTAAATATTGATAATGGCGCAATTGAATGCTACGAAGCTGGAACTGGCTTTATGCTTATCAAGCGTCAAGTCTTTGACAAGATGTTTAAAAAGTATAAAAAGCTCAAGTACAAAGACGACACAGGTGCTTTGATTGGTGCGGAAGCAGAAAATGCTTACGCCTTATTTAATTCTTATGTAGATGATGACGGTAGATTCCTGTCTGAAGACTATGGGTTCTGTCGTTACTGGCAGAAAATGGGTGGAAAAATTTGGGTAGATCCAACAATCAATTTGACCCACTTTGGCAGAGTTAAGTATGTTGGAAAAATGTTAGAATTTTTAAAGAGAATAACACAATAATTTTTTCATTTCCCCATTACTATATCCTCAGTCGATTTTGATAATTTTACACTAGGAGTGATATGGCCCGCTTAAGAATTGAAACTGCACCTGAGATTACAGTATTTGATGAATCTTTTGTAATTAAAGCAGCTGCTGGAGCAAGTGCTCCATTAGCAGAGTTTAAAAACTCGTCTGGCACAGTTGTTGGCAATATAGCTTCAGATGGTACATTGAATGTTACTTCTGTTGTTAGTTCAAATGCTGGGACAAGTGCAACATCGCTTGCCACAAGGGGGTACGTAGATACTGTTGCCAGTGGAATGAATTGGCATGCAGCAGTAGATTTTGCAACAGCATCAGCGCTTCCTGCATGCACGTATGCAAATGGAACTGCTGGAGTTGGTGCAACATTAACGGGTGATTCAAATGGAAGATTATCTTTAGATAGCGTACTCCAAACAACTGGGAAATCTGTTTTGATCAAAAACCAAGCAGACGCTAAGCAAAATGGCATTTATTATATTACAAACCAAGGTGTCGATGGATCAGCTCCGTTTATTCTAACGCGTCGTTCAGATTCCAACAACAGTATTGCAGGGCAAGTTTCAGCGGGAGATGCAATTTTTGTAATTGGTGGATCCACAAATGTTAACCAGGGATTTGTTTTGACCAACAAAGGAACAGGCACAAATGATACTATAGTTTTGGGCACTGATGAATTAACTTGGTCACAATTTACAGGTGCAGCTACACTCGTTGCAGGATTAGGTTTAACAAAAACTGGTAATGAAATCAATATAGGAACTGCAAATTCGACTAGATTAGTTATTAATGCAGACAATATTGATTTAGCTACAGTTGATCAGACAAATACTTCTGGCGCAAACACCACGTCATTTATTAGTGGATTAACTGTAGATTCTTATGGTAGAGTATCTGGTAAAGAAACGTCTAGCGTATCATTCGCTGGCTATGCAACTTTAGCAAATCCAACATTTACGGGAAACGTAACAATTCCAGCTGGCGCATCAATTTCTGGATTTGCAACGCTTGCAAGCCCAACATTTACAGGAACGGTTGTCCTTCCGGATGGAACTGTTACCAGTAACATGATTGCCGATGGGACAATTGTTAATGCTGATATTAATGCTTCTGCAGCAATTGCATTATCTAAACTTGCAACAAGTACTGCTGGAAATATCATTGTCTATAACGCTTCTGGAGTTCCAACTTCTGTTACCAAGTCTGGTGACATTACAATCTCTGATACTGGCGTAACTGCAATTTCATCTGGAGTGATAGTTGATGCAGATATCAATGCATCTGCAAACATTGCTCAATCTAAAATTTCTGGGCTTTCTACAAGTCTTGGGTTAAAAGCAGATTTGGCTGGTCCAACGTTTACTGGAACCGTCAGTGCCAATAATTTAACAGTCTCGGGAAATTTAACTGTTAGCGGAACAACAACAACTCTTAATACAGAGACTTTAACAATCGATGACAACATCATTGTATTAAATAACAATGAAGCAGGCACTCCATCACAGAATGCCGGCATTGAAGTTGAGCGTGGCACTTCAACAAACGTAGTTCTTCGCTGGAATGAAACAACAGACTGCTGGGAATTCACAAACGATGGCACAAACTATCAAAGAATCATTACTGACACAGTCACTAACGCTCAAGCAGCTAGCTATACTTTAGTCTTAGCAGACAGTGGCAAGATGGTTGAAATGGGTAATGCCTCAGCAAATACCCTGACAGTACCACCTAACTCTTCAGTAGCTTTTCCGGTAGGAACTACTATCACAGTTCTTCAAACATTAGCAGGCCAGTGCACACTTACGGCTGGAGCAGGAGTAACGGTAAACGGTACTCCTGGTCTTAAGTTGCGTGCTCAATGGTCATCTGCTACACTTATTAAACGCGCAACCGATACTTGGGTTGCCCTAGGAGATATGGTGGCATAATATGACAATCGATGATGGTAAAAAGCAAAATAGAAAAAGAGCTAAGCCCGCTATAGCAGCCCGGAACAACTCCGGCAGCAGCTAACACAACAATAACTAACGCTGGTTTCGTTGTTGGTTCAGTGACCAACGTAGCCACGACAGATCCAGCTTTAGGTGGCAATGTCACTCCAGCTTTGGGAGACCTCACTGTTACCCCACTCGGTTCCGTAATCAATTATACTATCGGGTCTTTTAGTCCGCCATCTTTTTTTGGTCCGCCATCCTTTTTTGCTCCACCAGGATTTTTCGCTCCACCAGGATTTTTTGGTCCTCCAGGATTTTTTGCTCCACCAGGATTTTTTTCTCCACCAGGATTTCCTCCTAATTTTAAATAGATTCAATTCTATAAAATGATGGGATAACCCATCTAACTCCAGATAAAACTGAAGTAACACCATGTAGATAATTTATATCACCAGGATGAAAAACCGCCATTCCTCTAGTCGGTTTAATTTTCAATCCTTGGTTTGGATAAAATAGCTCTCCACCCTCATAATTATCATTTAGATAGAATAACGCATTAATGTCATAATCCACAAAGGCATTAGGTCGTCCATCCTGGAGCTGCTTATCAGCATGCGGCACCTGCATGTCCCCAGGTCTCCAGCATACGATCACCGGAGGTCTACCTTCAAGTACGCAATTAAAAGATTTTTCGATGTCTGTCTTTATTAAGTTAATATATTTATCAATTATATTATATACATTAACATCTAATTGCTGGATAATATCTTTAGTGCAAGTTCTATCTTTCCATACATCGGAGCTATACTTTGACGCACCATCTGAATGATTTTGCGAATCCATAGTATTATCCCAATTGTTTATTTTATGAGTAAAAGACATAAGTGTATTCAAGTCTTCTTCAGATATAAAATCTTTCACTATATGTCTATTATCGATAGAATTTCCAAAAATTCCAGGTGGTATTGGCCATGGGTTTTCTTCTGTTAATTGATTAAACGGGATAGGATATTTATTTTCCATATAACCTTCTTTTTGTGATATAATTAATTGCGAGTAGTTAAGTATAACAGAATTATTTTGAGGGAGTAATATAATGGAAGTTAAATATATATTTGATCCACGATTAGGCATATACCTTTACCCAAACGCTGTTGAAAACAGTGGACAAACGATTGAATTACTAGAAGAATGCCTATCAAAAAAAACAGAAAATAGCCTTCATTGGTCAGAATCAAATGTTGGAGATCAAGAAGTAATTTCTGGCTATAGAGAATCTAAAGATTTTAAATTAAAAGAAGATGATTTATCTAGACTTCCAAAAAACATGTCTAATTTAGCCTCAGTTTTTAATTCAGTTAAAAATCCCTTAATCCAAGCTCTTTATGATTATGAAATTAGATTTAATATAAGAATGGATTTTATGGAATCTATAAATTTTGTTAAGTACTCAGAAGGAGAATTTTTTTCTAGTCATTCAGATCATGGTTTTTCTTACAATTGTACTGTGTCCTCATTAGCATATTTAAATGATGATTACGAAGGTGGTGAGTTATACTTTCCCCATTTAGGTTTTAAAATAAAGCCTAAAGCTGGAGACATAATCTTTTTCCCTTCAAATTATATTTATTCGCACGGCTCTGCTCCAATTATTTCTGGAAATAAATATGTTGCAGTAACCATGTTTGACTACAACGACAGAACACATAAGGGTTTCCAGTATGGCTACAATTTAGATGGATCTAAAGCTGACCCAGAAGCAGGAAGAGGCCTTAGATTCCCTGACAAAAAAATAGATTCAAAAGTTGAACCACTTAGTCCAGACTACAAATTTATGGCCATATAAAATATGACTTTAATTACTTTATCAAGAACATTAACAACACCAGTCGAAATAAGGCAATCGCGCTTAAAAAGACAGTGGATGGACGATACAATTAACAAACATGCCTACCAGTGTTTACCAGTAACTTCTGCAAATATTAATGGATGGGAAATGGTTTTACCAGAAGATGTTGTTGCAGTGTGGGATGGTACAGGAGCTCCTGCAAAAATTCTTTCTGGAGGCAATTACAACGGTTGGCAGTTCGCCCACTCCAACATTGCAGGAATGCTCTCCTTTTTTACAGGTTGGGCCATAAATACCGAAGAGGGATACAGTCTATGGACAACTGGATCTCCTAATTTTTATATAGATGGAGTTCACCCAATGACGGCCTCTATACCAAGTTCTTGGTGGCCAGATGAAGTAGCTACTAATTGGATCTTTACTGAAAAAAACAAACCAGTGTTATTTCCTAAGGGAATGCCATTCCTATTTTTTACAATATATCAAGACAATTTGCTTTCTAGTGTTGAATTTGAAGTAGTCAACAGATGGGACGATAAGAAGAAGCTTGAGTCTAGAAAAAAATATAATGATTTAAAAATTAAAACAACACAAGAAAAACCTTGGACATGGATAAAAGGCATTAGGACTGGAATAGACGCAGATGGCATTAAGATAGGGCCTAAATATACTGGCCCAATTAAACTAAATGAGCCAGATTTATAATTTTTTTGAACTTAAACGATCTATTTACTTTATCTACGAATAATGTCCTTTACTATATACATGGAATATACAGCCCAATAAGGAGAACCCGATGCCAACAAGCATATTTGATACACTTTCTAGCGAAGCAAAGCTAAAGCAGTTAAATTTAAGTTTAGATTTTATAGATGAAAAAATTTATGGAGCCCTAACTGTATTGGGCATCAACCCAGATACCTTTAGCCCAGATACATGGGTAAGAGATGACGAAACTCATACGCAGCATTCGCACGGAGCTTTCTTTCAAGATGAACTAGAAAGAAATATACAAATTAGATCTTTTATCCTGTCTAAAAGAGCAGCCCTTTAGAGATTGACGAGACCAAGAACATGAGTGCTAATTTTCTATCACAAGAAGAAAAAGATTTTTTTAAACAAAATCTTATAAAAGAAAAAATGGAGTTAGTTTATAAGTTATCAGTTTCATTGGGCTTAGACCCAGATACCGTAACATCAAGCAATATAAGCATTCCAGCTGAAAGTTCAAATCAGGTAACAAGAAGCTACCAGTCGCTTTTGCGCAACTTACAAATTCTAGAGAATCTTATGGAAAATTAATATGGACTTAATGCAAGAAATAGAGAACAATCGACTTGTTGTTGATCACGGCGTAGGAAGGGTCATCTTTCCAAAAAGTGGCAAAATTTACGAATGCTTCGTCGACCTAACAATAGGTGTGAATTTTTCAGAATTGTCTAACGACGACACTGAATTTTGGGGCAAATATTAATACCTCTAGGAGAATTATGAAATTTAATAAAGAAAACTACATTAATTATCTTGAATTTAATATGAGAAATCTAGCAGATTCAATAAATTTAACTATAGATAATATAGATGACATCACATTAGAGGATTTTTTTGAAGCCATTGATATGACATATCCATTTGGCGATTCTGACACCAATGGGATTGATGCAATCGGTAATCAAAATTCTGTAGTAGTAAAAGCTAGAAAAAAAGCAAAAACAAGAGCAATGATAAATTTTTACTATTTTAAATTAAACAAAAAAAAGGCTTAGTATATGGAATCAAATAGAATAGTTACTTGGAATTCTGCTCAAGAATACGCCAATCAGGTTAGTAAAGCATCTCACGCTGCGTTTTTAACGCCTTCGGAAGATCGTTTAATAAGTCAGGAAATATATGATACCGAGACAGATCTAGGGCAAAGTAGAGAGTCCACTGATATTGGTTTTTTTGGAGAATTGAGAAATATTGAATGGATCGCTAGATCTGTAAGAAGCTATAAAACTATCTCTGATTGTAATAAAAATATAGTTGAATCTTTAATAAAAATGAAAAGACCTTCTAGACTTTTGAATGTATCATCTTCGATGCTGCCCTTAGCATTTTATGATCAATTTGATAGTACGGAAATAATTGTAACCAATGATGAACAATTGTATCGATACGAAAATTACTACAAAAAAGATGAAGCCATTTTTGAGACTGTAGAAATTTTAGACTTATACACGGGGAATCTTCCGGAGAATGTTGACATGGTTATTGCTAACGCAGAAGACTTGTTAATTACCATGTCAGACACATTGATCAATAATTTGTTAGAAATTTTAAACGATAATGGAACCATGGTACTGTACCACAGTAACGAGATGCTTCTTATGTACAGAGATGGAATCGAAAGTCAAATGGGTTTATTCCATAATAAATTGAATTCTATTCCAAACATCAATATATATCATTACCCAATTTCAAGTGGAATAACAGTTATCATAAAAAAGACTATATAGTTTAGGTGCATGAAAAACAGTCTTATTATAGAAACTAAATACGGATATTTGGTAAAAGATTATAATATTGCAAAAAAAATCTTAACCAATAAATCTTTTCTACAAGCTGGTTTAGAGTGGAAGAATTTTTTTGATGATCCATACGCAGAAGAATTGTTTAATTATTTAAAAGATCTTTTTATTTTTTTGGATGGAGAAAATCATGATAGGCTAAGAAAAATAGTTCTTCCATTTTTCACAAAAATTAAAACAGAAGAATATTTAATTGTTGGTTCTAAAATAATTAAAAATATTTTGAATAAAATAGACAATAAAAAATTGTTTGATTTTAATAGTGATATTTCAGAAAAATATTTTAGTGTTTTCATAGCTGAAATACTAGGAATTCCAGTAGATAAATTTGATCAATTAATCAACTTATCAAATATGGCTACTAATATAGTTGGACTTAATTTTAGTCAACCATTTAAAGAAACTTTTGAATCAATAGAAAAATTAAAAAAACTATTAAATGAAATAATTCTTTCTAAAAGAAGCCAGCCAGATGAAAGCATCATATCAAACCTATGCAAGGTGCAAGAACTCTGCGATGAGGAAATTGCACAAATAATATCTCTCTTATTAGTTGCCGGCTACACGACGTCATCCGCTCAATTAAGTTTTGTTATGTATAGAATACTAAATGACAATAGTATTTATAGATCTATACAAAAAGATTTAAATATAATACATGATACTATTGAAGAAACTTTCTTTTCATATACTGCAATTAAAACAATTGCAAAGAAAACTTCACAAGATGTTATTCTTGATAATTTTTTGTTTAAAAAAAATACCCTAGTAATGATTGATATTGATAGAATTAATAAAAAACAGTTTAAAATTAATCCTAATAATCCAAGTTACATTAGCTTTGGCTTTGGAGCT